GTCTTCGCCATCAATGCCGGCTTCAAAAAGAGCAAACACTTTATAACGCATTAACGACGCTCTCTGCCTAGTTCTTCTGCACCACCAACAGCTGCATCAGTTGCGCCAAATGCATCACCCTCAGGAGCACCACCCATGTCACCACCTGGAGCCGGAGCAGGTGCTGAGCCCATGCCAGCATCCATGCCCATTGCCATATCAGGTTGTGCTTCGCCAGTTAACCCACGAGCAGCTTTGTCTGCTTGTCCACGACCATCGCTGAGTGTTTGCCATAGTTGTTGCAACAAGGGAGTCACAGTGCCTTTGAATGATTCGGCTTGTTGTTCACCAATTTGGTCACGGATTGTATCCAACAGCGCAGGCAATTGCTCGTTCTGCATTTTACCAATCTTTTCCAACATGTCTTGGATCGAATCAACCATGTCCTTGGCCGCAAGAGTTGCTTCGGCTTTGGCCATTTCGCTTTCAACGATCAACTGTTGTTGGTTTTGCACCATCCAACGATTCAATGCTTCACGTACCATGAACATTTCCATGTACTGTGGATTCTGTTCGGCATGACGTGCACCATGTGTACGCTTGACTTGAGTTAGAGTCTCGTTAAGACCTTGAACAACATTGTACGCTTTTTTAAACGTCATGTTGTCATAATCAATTTTAAATCCAAAGCGGCTTTCGACCACTTTGTTAATTCGGTTAGCTCTAGGCTGGTTTGTCATTTCACTTAATCGCATGGTGGTTATTCCCAATATTTTATATATTTAGCACTTGTTAAAGATTTCTGTAATTGATCATTTGCGGTCTTTAATAGCAATTGAGCATCATCGAGCCGGGCTTCCCAGATCGCCGCAGCGTCAGATCGCTTGTTACGTATAGCTCTATTTACACTAGATTGATAATGAACTATATTGTTCTTTAGGCGTAGTACATCACTGTCAAGATTTTTAATGGTTTCTGCTAACTTGTACCGCCCCTTTTGCTCAAGCAAACAGTAGAATATGGCACTGAGCTTCTGATCAAATGTGTGTAATCGCTCGTGATGTGCGCCCTGTAGTTGCCATTGCCCGTTGTCTACAAGTATTCTGCGATACCCAATGGCATAACCCGATTTGCCCAGGGGCCAGATGTAAGGGGTACGATCCGTGATCGAGTGACGTAGAACTTGTTGTTCTGTCCATTCGCCCAAGAAACGTGCGGTCTCTGTGACCAAGTGTTTAACCTTGGCTATGGATTCTTTTTTTGTATGTGATACGACCATTTTCATTGATTCTGTAAAGTACGTCTTTGTTGACCAGTTGATTTGCCATGATCTGCTGGCGCTCGTCTAAGTCAGACTTACGTAGTTCTTTGCGGTCGTTGAGCATGTCCAATACTTCAGCTTCTTCGTTGGTAATGGGCAAGGAGATGTTATTGATTAATTCTACGATTCGCATACTATTATTTAGTAGCGAGGTGAACACCTAAAGTTATTAGGCCAGTGATAAGCACACCAATGATTGTGGTGCCGATTGCGATCAAGGTCTTGTACTGACTAGAGTCGTTGACTGCCAACGTGGTCTTAATGTCCAGCAGATGAGTCTCAACTGCATCCATACGGCCTTCGAGACTGTCAAGTTTTGCTTCCAAACTATTATACCTTTCAGCACACAGCTCAACGTGCGCCTCTAGGCTTTTCTTTTCAATATCGGTACCGGCCATTTTGTGCTTTCGTGGTTATACGACGCCTCTAATTGTGCCTTGATGTGTGCCTTGATATGAGCCTATGTGGTGCCTGAGCATCAAATAGTATTTATTACAGTCACGTGTTTTTCTTGAAGTAGATGTTTTTTATTGCACCGTAGGGATAAAAGATAGGCAACATGAAACCGGCAGTTTCTTCCAGGCCCGATATAATGGGCACTTGTTCAAAAAGTTCTTCTAGACGTGCCACCGGGTTATTGTCTTTGTCAAAAACATTGCTGTGTTCAACTGCAAAGCGCCAGGTCCATACTGTGTGTTGGCCTGAATAGAACTCACCAAAGTCCGCCCACTCCATGGGCATTTCTTCATGTAGTTCTACCCCATTTACTTCTGTGGGTTGCGCCAAGAGACCAATGGCTTGTATGACTGTTTCCCAGTTGCGTTGTTGGTCTCGGCGTAGACTGTCGGGGCCGCGAACAACACCTGTGGGAGTAATGTCCACCAGTGTGTATAAGGTATAGATATCAATGTTCTCGCCCATGCAGATATTTAGTCAAGAAAAAACCCACCGGAGTGGGTTTTGTTCTTTAGTTTTAAAACTATTAGGCTAGTTTGATACCACCAGTAGATGATACAGTAGCTGCACCAACCCATGTGTTACCTGTAGCACCAATGTTACCTAGGCCGTCACCAGCTGTAGTAGTACGGATAGCGTCACGCAATGCTGTGTCACTTGCCCAACCGCTACGCTCGACTAGAACGCTCAATTGTTGTGCTGTGTCAACTTGATATGCTAAGACTGAAGCGTTACCAGAAACAATACGTAAGATTGTTTCAACTGCGCCACCAACTGTCAATTCAGCTGCCAAGTTACCGTTTGTACCACCAGCAATTTTATATGCTGTTAGTGGAGCTGCGATACCTGTGTTAATGATTGTTGCGTTAGCAAACGATGCACCTGCATCAACGTTACGAACGCCACCAGCGTCGCCGTTTGTTCTTGTAAATACTGCCATTTTATTTTTCCTTTAAAAAATGAGTCCTTGGACTACATGCATTTATTTATACCTGTTTGCAAAAACTTATGCTCTTCCTGCAAAGTTTGCCGCACTAAATACCCCACGATTTACCAGCTTGATAAAGCCACTGGGCGTATCTATGTTAAACCCCTCGCCCTTGGGAGTATCCCCAACATACTGCTCTATGCCCCCGACTTGCGGTTCTAATTCTGCTAAAACTGCCATTTTTAACTGGGTTACGGCATTGTAAACTGCATCAAGAGCCAGTACTGTGGGCTTGTTTTTCTTGTCGACAAAAGTAGCAAATTGCGGGCGGCTCAATTTACTTTGTAGCCAATTACCGTCAACTGCTTGCCCTGTGACTTTACGATTATAATAAGTCTGTAATGCGGACTTACTGGCACCGGTCAAACTGTTTAAAAATTCGTCCCCGCCAAGACTGGCAAATTTTTTGACTGCTGCACGAGCAGCATTTTCTATTTTTACCGGGCGTTTCAGTCGAAACGTAATGCCCATGTTGCCTGTGAATACTGTGCAGTACGGGGTACTGGGTGCAAGACCTTCCAGTCCATTCATGCTATGACGTCCAACCAAGGGAGTTTCTTTGTTGTTTTCAATATCGCTACCAATACTGTGTACTGCAATGCCCACTGGGCGTCCGGCAATCTTTTGACCCACATCGCTCGCAACTGGCACTTTGTAAGTTACCCCATGTGGGTTGGGTTTGAATACATACTTGCCGTCTGAAGGTTCTAGTGCCTCGGTCCACATCAAATCGCCCTGCACAAATCCACGAAAGCTGGCAGGGACAATCGTGCCAATAGCATTAAATGCAGAGGCTAGTTTTTCACCTACTATCATGTTCTTACCATTACGAGCATAGTAGTCCAGTAGTTCCTTTGCAGTTGTGACCTGACCCCCGGGTGCACCAATATACTCTTTGTAGTTCATTGTGAAAGCACCATCACTAGTTCTGCGACCAAACACCACTGCCGGACTTCCGTCCCATTTAATTGTCACTGTTTGTGGCCGTTCAACAGCACTAACAATGCCGTTAATGGCATCAACTGCGCTGGTACTGCCCGAGAATATGAAATCTTCCGGGTGCGGTGTACGTGCGCCTTCAGTTAGGAACTGTACAAATTCAAACAATTTCATCGTGTTAACCGTTGATTGATAAATCTAAACCAATTGCCCGGATTGGCGCTGTCTTCCAATTGAGGAAGTTCACGGCCACTGTTGGTCAAGTAGTTGGCAAAGTCCGCAAGTTTTTCCCTACGTTGTGGATCGTTGCGTAATGCGCCTAGTACCGTTTCCACGCTCACCAGGTCCCGTACAGTTCCATTGGGCACCAACATCTGCGCTAGTTGTGCAGGATCAGTTGTTACGAGTTCGTTGGTTTGACGATCATGTACTCCGGTGTTGACGGTGACCTTAAAGCCCAATACCTTGCCAATGCTATTAAATAATACCGCACGATCAACACCTTTGTATTGACTCTCGGGCGGCATATGACTCAACATGAAGCGACTCCACTTCATGTTGGTTAAGAAATTAAAGTCAACTTGTACATAGCCTTGTCGGGCATCACCGTTGATAGGAGCACGGAAGTGTACTTCAATGCCTGTGGCATCAATCCAGCGGTCGGCGTGTGCTGGCTCTTTGCCTTTGGCTCTTGAGTTAACAATTTTATCATCAGGAATGCCCGATTGTTGACACCATTTGGTCAGTACACCAATAACAGCGTCTTTGGTGATCTTACTGGCATCTAAGCCTAGGTCAATGTCACCACTAGTAGGGGCAACTCCGGTACTGCCCAACAATGCGCCTTTAAGACTTAGTCCGGTTACTTGTTCTAACCAGGCCACAGTTGTAGGTACATCATTCCTATTAATACGTTGTGTAATAGGAACTTTCTTTTCGTCTTTAAAAACGTTACCACCTTCGTTTAGTATCATCGTCCGCTTTTCATTCTTTTGAATAACATGGCACCAAAGTCTACGCGACTTTCATTCATATCTGCTGTCATTTTTGCTAAATTAGGATTCTTGGCTTGCATTTTTGCCAATGCTGCTTGTTCGGCTGCATCCATATCTGCATCTGTTTGTGGAACTGTTGCAGTTGGCGTAGTTGCCGCAGGTACTGTACTACCTTTTAATTTACTTTGTTGGAATCCTGGCTTGCCTGCGTCGGCTTGTGCAGATGCAGTTGGCACAGGTTTTGCTGCAGGTGGTGCACCAAGTTGCGGTAATGCGGCTGCTTTGGCTTTTGCATCAGCGTCTTGTTTATCTAATTCGGTTTGCCATTCGGGGGTTGCTTGTCCAGTTACTGCGTCATATTTGCCATTAGGGAAACGAGCATCTTTTGGAGCGGTTGCTGCAGGAGTAGTTGCTGCAGGAGTAGTTGCTTGTTGCGGTTGTGCATTTGGGTTTGTAGCACTGGCTCGATGTACTTGCCCGGTAGCAGTCTGTTTCAACGTGCCTCCGGTACTGGTTGTTTCTGGTGGGGCATAAGTTTTTAATGTTCCGGCCATTTGTCCAAACGGATTAGCTGCGGGTTGTGTGGCCGCGGGTTCTTCTGGAGTGGCGGCAGTTGTTGGCGTAGGTTTAGCGCCAGGCTTGGCTAACATTTTTGGATCATATGTAACCTTGCTGGGCATAACACCTTTTTGTCCAAAGTTTGGTTTAGCCGGCGTAGGTGTTGGCGTAGGTGTTGGCGTAGGTGTTGGCGTAGGTGTTGGCGTAGGTGTTGGCGTAGGTGTTGGCGTAGGTGTTGGCGTAGGTGTTGG